GAAATATTATTGCTAACTTACAGTCAGCAGTAGCTGCAATTCCTACAACAACTTTAGGAAAAGAAGACTTACATATCTATATGAGTCAAAGAACTTACCAATACTACATTAGTGCAGTATCTACTTTAGGATATGTAAACGCTTACAATATGAATGGAGATTACGTTCCAATGTTTGAAGGGTACAAATTAGCTGTATGTAACGGAATGGAAGAAAATCAAATGGTAGTAGCTGAAAAATCAAATATGTTCTTCGGGACTGACCTGTTAAGTGATGCTACTCGTATCAACTTGATGGATATGGCTACTTTGGATGGTTCAGATAATATCAGAATGGTTGCTCGTTACTCAGCAGGTGTACAAACAGGTACAGGAGCTGATATCGTAAGACAGTCTTAATAAATAAATAATACGGAAGTGAGGGGGTAAAACCCTTCACTCCCTTAACCTAAAAAAACAATAAAATGGCTTGTGGAATACTAACAAAAGGTAGGGGACTCGACTGTAATAGAATTAGTGGAGGAATAAAGTATGTTTATTTCGGAGTTTACGACCAATTTGAAGCACCAATAGAAACAACAGGACTTCCTGTTACAGATGGAGAAGTTACTGATATAGAAATGATAGCAGGAGCAGAACTGTACAGATACACTATGCCTTTAGGTGTAGCTAGTCTTTCTGAGACAATCGTAGGTAGTCGTGAGAACGGAACTATTTACTACACTCCTTCTTTAAGCGTAATTCTTAACAGACTTACAAAGGAAGACCAAAATCAAATCAAACTTTTAGGAGCTACAAAACTTGTATGCTTTGCTCAATTAAACGCTACTTTAACTACAGGAACAGATGTCATTGTTGCTTTAGGAGTTACTAATGGAATGGAACTTAATGCAGGTACTATGGACTCAGGAGCTGCTTGGGGAGATAGAGGAGGATATACTCTTACATTTGACGGAATGGAAGCATCACCTTTTCCAATGGTAGCAGACTATCCAATAGCAACAGGGCCATTCTCAAATGCAGCGTTTGATATACCTGGAGGAATAGTTACAGCTTAATTTTCTTATCTGTTTTCTTATAATCTTAAAAGGGTAGCTTAATTGTTACCCTTTTTCTTTTCCAAATAAAAACTGACTTTTTCTATTATATAGTATAATGATTCAAGCAATAACAGAAACCAATATAGAAACTTTTATCTCTACTAAGGATAATCGTATTAATAATACTATTATTCCTAATACTTATAACGTAGCAGGACAGCCTGCACTTAGACATTTGTTTAAGTTTAGTAACGATATGGATGAAAGTATTCTTTACGCTTATTCTGATGGGCTTATCTTTAATAGATACACTCAAGTATTATTTTACTATGGAGTTAGTGACACCCTAACATCTTTTATAGACTTAAAACCTTCAGGTTATTGGAAATATGAATGTTATGAAGTAACTTGGCTTGAACATCCTGCTGATGTAAACAAAGACAATACTCCTGTAAATGAAACTGTAGTTTTACCTATTGCAAACGATCACGGTGTAGTAGAGGGATTAGTTACAAAAGGAAAATTAAACTTAACAGATAAATCAGGAACAGCACAAGTACAATATACAGAACACGAATCACCAACAGGAACTAATACAATATATTACGGACAATAAAAAAAATTATGGCTATAGAAAACGTACAACAACTCTTAAGTGAGCAATTAGGTAAAAATAGATGTGATGTAGTAACTACAAGTGCTATGACAGGTAAAGACTATTATTGTATTCACTTTCCTTTAGAGTCGGTAGTAACTGTTTTAACGGCTTCTAACGTAACAACAGCTACAGGCTCAGATGTTGCGAGCCTTTTAACTACTTACGCAGCAGGAACGACTTTATTTCTTAATGTGAATACTTTGACTTTAACAAGTGGATTAGCTATTTGCTACTATGACCAAGTAATATAATGTTAGCACTAAAGCAAGCGTTAAGTTTAGTATCAATTAAAAGTCTTGTCGGTTGGAGTCCCTTAGATGAGTCTTCATTAGAAACATTCTATAAAAATAAATCAGGAGTTGAGATTACAGGTAGTGGAGTTAGTCAATGGGATAACGATAAGTCAGGAACAACTTTAAATATTTTACAGCCTACAGATTCAGAACGACCTACTTATGAGTCATCAACAGGTAAACTTTCATTTGACCCTGCAAGTAATCAAAATTTACAACTAGAATTATCTGAAGAAATACGTTTAATAGGAGCTTTATCTATTGGAATTAGAACTCAGATTGATGCATTTAATAATGTAATTTTAGGTTCTAATACACTTTCGCACGAGTTCTTTAAATTCACTTCTTCTTCTGCTATGGTTGTCAAGGTAGATGGTGTATATGTAGTACTTGGTTTAGATAGTGGTACGTGGTCGGACTCAATTAGAAACCTAGTAATTACAAGAGATGGTTCAAATGTTTGGAATTTATGGGTTGATGGTGTTCAACAGGCTTTAACTCCAACAGTTGCAGGAACAATAAACTTTGATGCAATAGGTGTAAGAGCTACAGACTTAAATTCTTTTAGTGGAGATATATATGAAGTTCAAATTTTCAGTTCTCAAAGTTCTTCACTAACTTCAAATATTAATAACTACCTTTCAAATATATAAAATGGATAAAATTGTAAGCATTGATTTAAGCACTTCGACAGCTCCTCTAGTACAGGAAGTACGAGGTAAGGATTGGATTGAGTACGGCGACGCAAATGGAGAATGGAGAAACCTCTACCCACAGTTCTTAATTGACCTGTACTATTCTAGTTCAATAACGGCTGCAATTGTGAACGCTACAGCAGAAATGATTAGTGCTGAAGATATCGTCATAACAGACGAAGATGATAGAGATGAAGAAGCAAAAGTAAAGTTGCAGAACTTTATGAATAATGCTAATGGTAATGAAACACTACACGAGGTCTTGAAAAAGGTATCATTTGATTTTAAACTTCAAGGAGCATTTGCTCTTAACATTGTTTGGTCAAAAGATAGGACTCAGATAGCTGAAATCTATCATATTCCTGTAGAGAAGATTAGATGCGAACGTCCTGATGAATACGGAAAAACTAGAGGTTATTATGTTTCAGGTGATTGGGCAAATACAAGAACAAATAAGCCTTATAGAGTTCCTGCTTTTAATGTAAACGATAGAACTTCTCCTAATCAAATTCTTTACACAGGTCTTTACAGTCCTAATATGAATAGCTATTACACAGCTGATTACATATCTTGTAATAATTGGAGTCTTATAGATTCTAAAGTTTCTGAGTTCCATTTAAATAACATCTCAAACGGATTTACAGGCTCTTTTATGATATCCTTTGCGAATGGAATCCCAACAGCAGAAGAAAGAAGACAGATAGAACAAAGCTTAGAGGCTAAATTTACGTCAGAAAAAAATGCAGGCAAGTTTGTATTGACCTTCTCAGATGACAAGACTAGAGTACCTGAAATAACTTCAATAAGTCCTTCAGATTTAGATAAGCAGTATTTGGCACTTCAAGAACTCTTGACTAGCAACATCCTCTCAGGTCATAGGGTGACTTCTAAGACACTTATGGGGTTAGATAGTGCTAATGGGTTCTCAAGCAATGCAGACGAGCTAAACGCTGCTTCTAATTTTTATCTTAATACTGTGGTAATGCCGTTTCAAGGGCAAATCTTAAAAGTATTACACAAAATATTCCAAGTTAACAATATGGATATGCCTGTTCAGTTCGTACAACTTAAACCAATAACTGTTAAGTTCACAAATCAAGACCTTGCGGCAGTTCTTACTTCAGACGAAATAAGAGAAGAAATGGGATATGCTCCTTTAGATGTTGATGTAGATGTTAGAGAAGACTTTTCTAAAGTTGGTATGATTGATGGAAAGCCTGTATTTGACACTATAGATGAAGCCTTAGCGAGTGCAAAGACTTTAGGGTGTGAAGGGTATCATACGCACGATTATGAAGGTAAGGAAGTATATATGGCTTGCGAAGGACATACAGAAG